CCCCTGTACGGTTCGGACGTATTTAGCTTTTTCGGCAAATTCATTAGTGTTCTGAAACGTCTTTAAGTCTGCCGCCATAACCTCTTTTAGTGTCATTTTGCGCTAGGATTGAAAGAATCTTGAAATGCTGCCATTTCTTTCGCAGTTAGTTTTTTTACGACTTGCGCCGAGAAGATACTGTCGATCATGACTGGAACCGGCAGCGGTGCCGAAGCCGTTGCAACAAACCGCACCGGCGGATTATTTTCCGTCCAGCTGCGCGGCAGGCGTTTCGCGCCCAATATTACAAGCTCATCGTTGATAGTGGCTGCACAGGCGCCATAAAGCATGTGGAAATTAGCGCCGGAACTTGCCAGCAATGCCATTCCTTGCGGAACGATTGGCAACGTGGTCTTGGTGGTATCGTCATAATACCACTCGTTATAGGCAAAGATATCGATTCCTAATTCGACGATCCGGGTAACAAAAGTTGTGCCGCTCGGACGCGACTGCGGCGCCAACTCAATACGTAAATCGCGGAAAGTACTCACGATTTTTTGTATTTGCGCGCTGTTAATGAACGCTTTGGCGGCATCAGTTGCCAGAATTAGCATGTTCGGAGTAACGCCGGTCAGCATTTGCACGCGCAATTGCCATTTTTGAATATCATCGTAAGGTAGCGCGGCCGGCGCGTCCCATTTTACTAATACGTCTTCGAAATTCGTTAGCCCGAAATCCATAACATCGTTAACGCCATCGCCAACGATATTTATTTTCCCATTGAACAACGCCTGCGCACACATCACTTCCTCGCGCCGGGTTATTTCGGTGTCGTTGTCGATCAGGTCTTTGGTCAGTTGTTGCATTGCGCGTTGTTGCGGCGATAACGCCGCGTAAGGAGTTTCGCCCGGCAACCGTTTCATCAGTTGCTCAGCTGTGGTTGTGCGCATCGGCTCGACTTTCGGCGGTGTGTAGGTGCTGGTCGAATATCCCTGACGGTCAACCGGCTTACCCGGCAGATTGCGGTTGACATACGCCGCGATTCGGCGGTTGCCTTTTACCAAGTCGACATCAACCTTCGCTGTGTCAAACTCACGAATATTTGTGAAAAAGGTGTCGCGGATAAATGTCCGCACCGGCGGGATTTGCTCCACCGCTTGGAGCATCATCCGGGTATCAAAAATATTAATCGCCATTGTTCAGCCCTCCCTTATGCCGGTACAGCTTGAGCTGTACGGAATATTAATCCGATTTTTCTGCCTTGCACACGATAAGCCGCTACGGTATCGCCCGCCGGGACAATCATTGAGTTGGTGTTGAAATTGCCAAAAACATAAACTACCGCCGGAGCTGCATTCGCCGTCGCGTCAACATCTTCGGTTATGATTCCGTACAGGTTTTGAGTTCCGTCGGTAACACCTTTTTTAACGGCTTTGAGTGTGCCATCAGCGTCAAGCATTCCTACCAACGCCCCGCGCTTTAAGTTCTCGCCTTTAGCAAGTGTTTCAGCAGTTGTCTCAACATCGAGATTGCCACCGGCTACGAGATTGTCCGGTTGATATGCGTAAGTTTCAACAGCCATGTCTTATTTCACCCCCATAAATTTTTTGGCATAAGCGACAGCCCCGCCAATTAATGCTTGTGTTTCTGCTTTTTCAGCGTCCGCGCCTTCGGCCGGCGGTGCTTGACTTAAACTGGCCAGCGCCTGAGCGTCAAGCGTGCGGTCAACGATTGGTTTTGCCTTGGCAATCGTTTCTTTTTGCAACTTGCAAAGTTCTACAGCGACTTCATTAACGGTTTTCCCATCATTGATTGCTGCCGTGATCAGCGCGTGAATTTTAACGTCCGTGCTATCGAGTTCCTGCAGCGCGAATATGCGCTCACGTTCAGTCTTTGCCGCGACGGCTGCTCCCTGTTCTTTTCCGAGGTTGAATACTTCGTCGTAAACTGGTTTGTGGTCTTTCGCGAGAATGTCTTTGTCGATCATTTCTGTTCCTCCGATTTTATTTGTTATGTTAACGCTATTGAATAACTGCAGCGGCAGTGTTTTCAGGTTTTGCGTCGGGAACGCCAACCCGTTGATAACCATAATTCCGTTTTGAATACTCGCATCAACGGTCCGTTCATTCTCAATCTCGTCGATAAATCCGAAATCCTTAGCCGTTGCCGCCGACATCCATGTTTCAGCATCGAGTAATTCAATGATTTTCTCGTTAGCCATCCCGGTTTTCGCGGCATAAACATTAACCAAGGTGTCGCGCATAATGTCTAAATCGTCCGCTGTCTTGCGCAAATCGTTTTGGTTGCCAAATGCGATGGTCATCGGATTGTGAATCATCATCATGGCATTAGCGGGCATTTTGACTGTGCTGCCTGCCATTGCTACGATTGACGCCGCCGATGCCGCTATACCGTCAACAACAGTAGTGATCTTCGCCTTATGTCGGCTGAGCATTGAGTAGATTGCTTGTCCGGTAAATAAACTGCCGCCCGGACTGTTTATCCGGACGGTTATCCGCGCCTTGTCGTCCAGTGTCTGCAGGTCTTTGGCAAACTGCCTGGACAAAACATCATCCCAGCCCTCGTCTTCACCGAGAACGCCATACAATAGCATCTCGCCTTCGTTGGCTTTGGCGTTACTTATCGTCCAGAACTTTTCCGCCGTCGTCGGGGTTCGCGTTGGCAGGCGGTTGGTTACCCGCTGCCGGTGTATTTTTGACAATTTCCAGTCCTCCTTCTTTGATTATTTTTTCCTCGCGAGTGCGCTGGCGAACATTGTCCTCGAAGTCGCCGCCGGTTAACTCGGTTGTTTCGCGGTCGCGGGTGCTGAAACAATTCTCGACACGCAAAATAGCCGCATTGACTTCTTTTTCCGGGTCGATTTGTCCAGGACTTGGTCCGTACCATTCCGTCCCGCAATATGCCATACGAATTGCCTTGTCTTCAAAGAATCCCGGCGCTTCTATCCGTCCGGTTGCAACTGCCTCCGCCAGCCACTCTTCATAAATCGGCTGACAAAATCTTTTTGCGAGCCAGACCCGGCGTTTACGAAAGTATTTCCACGCCTCTAACAACGCCGCCCGGCTTGCCGAATACGACGCGGTGAAATGTTTCACCAGTAGTTCAAACGGCAACTCAATCGCCGCGCCAATCTGTCTGCAAATCGCTGTCACAAATCCGTCAAAAGCTTGATTTGGTCTGCCCGGATTGCTCTCTTGTATCTTTTCGCCCGGATTCAAACCGATTATCGAGCCATTCCCCAGCTCATATCCAAAACCATCATCGGTAATCTGTTCGTTTTGCGGTATTCCTGATCCCAGCATTTTGCCATCAGCACTTGGTATGTCGCTGGTGATAAACACGGTGAGCATACCGTTTATGACTGCCGCCATTAGTTCAGCCTCGGTGTATCTGCCCAGTTGTTTCAACTGCTCTATCACCGGCGACAGCAGCGGCACGCCGCGTTTCTGACCCGGTCTCTGAAACGTAGTCAGATGTAAAATATTCCGGCGGCCACTCAATGCGCCAAACGCCGGATACGGATCATACTGATACTGTTCATAGTTGCGACTGTCCAATGGATGTTTTTTGAGAACATAGTATTCAACCGGCGCTCCCCGCTCATCCACCCGCACACCGCCGCGAACATTTGTGTCGCCTTCCATGCCCGGCGGCGTTTCGATTCGGTCAGCTTCAATCAACAACACTTTCAATCCATAGACATTGCCAAGATAGTTAATCATTGGCAGCGCTATGAACGAATCGCCGCTTATCAACGCCGATATGAACGCCAGTTCCTGTAATTCTCCAAAATCTTTGTTTCGTTCGGCATCACATTCGCCACACCATAAAGAAAACTCCCGTTCAACGTTTTTTTGCCAGTCATCGGCTTCGTCGTCGGAGAGTTTTAGAAATTGCGAATCGATACGCGCCTTGAGTTGCAAACCGTTGCCAACTACGTTAGTCGTTATCGTGTTTAGGGCGCTGGTCGCCAGCGGCGCGCCACCCATATACAAATCCCGCGACCGCTGCCGCAACGATTTGAGCGTCATACTCGCCGAAACGCCGATAATGTCATCGTCCGGGCTGCCGCTTAATCCGAAGAACCCCCTCAACGCTTTCTTTGTGCTGCTCGCGCCATGCTGCTGATAGCCGCCAGCGCCGGTAACGTCATACATCGAGTTATAAACTTCCAGTTTTTTACGGGCTACAAGCCGACGCAAAGCCCTATTGGGGCTGATAGCCGCTATTGTTTTGTCAAAAATATTGATATCGCCACCCCCTATAAGTCACGCGGCGTTACACGCATCACGCGCGGGCCGCCACTGTTTAGCCGGTTGAGCCTAGTTTCCCAATAGGTCTGCGCTGCTCTTATGTCGCCAATATCAACTCGGGTTAACTCTCTAGAACCGATTTTATAACTTCGGCCCGCTATTACCGCTATCTCGGCAGCCACCCATGCCTGCAACATTTCCTTGATTAACGTTTCAGTTATTGCCATACCCACCTCATAACGAAACGCCCCTGCTTATCTGCCGACGTCTTGTCGCGATAATAGGAGCGCTTTCTTTTTTACGCATATTTTTCAGTTTTTCAAAATCAGGATTAACTATTTCCATTGCCGCCGTCGCATAATTCCGCAAGTCTAACGGCTCGTTACGCGCGCCGGGGCGTTTTTCCCAGATCAAACGCTTTTTGCCTTTGTTATAGCGCGTTACCAACCGCTCAGATGTAAGCCCTTTGAAGTACTGTTCGCCGTAGCCCCTGTCTGATTCGCGCGGAAAATGGCAGTATCCCGGTCCTTCGTGTTCGATTTTCAACCGTGAAAACAATAATTCCTTGCCGGTATCAACGCCCAGCGGGAACATCGGTGTATTCTTACGGTTGCGCCGCGTCGGATTCCCAATAAATATTTTCCCGAAACCCTCAACGCCTTTAATAGCGAACACCCGCCGATGTTCTCTTGGCTTGCAGAAGTCATAAACCTCGGTAGTTTTATAGCCGCAGTCCACACAGGTGCAGGCTATCGTCAAACCGCAGCCGTCAGAATACCGGAAATTCTTGAGTAGATATTTATCAAGCTGCTCCCAAACATCTTCCTCTGCCGGGTTGCCAATAAAGGCTTTGTAATCAACTCCCCAGCTTTCTTTACCTTCGCCCCATCCAACAACCTCAATTTCCAGCCGGTCTTTTTGTACGTCGACCCCAGCAGTAAGCATTAGCGTTCCGTCTGGTAATTCGCTATCGTAATATTCGCGCCGTTTTTCGAGATACTTAATCTCAATTTCGTCGCCCGCCTCTTCCCAAGATTCGCCCAACGATGTATTCACCCAAACTTTTAGTTCCTCAGTACCGCCCGCTTTGGCTTCGTGGAAGTCCTTTATAATTTCGCCCCAGCGCCGCCATGGGCTGTACAACTCGTTAATGTGAAAACTGCGTATCCCTTTAGCTTTGCGTTGCGCTTTCCATTTGCCAATGCCTTTAGGATTACTGTATTTCCAAATAACCTCGTCGTTAAGCGAACCGCAACGCGAGCAGGCGTGTTGCTCAGTCTCGAAATGTATCTGCGCCCATGTCAACGGTTGATAATGTCCGCATTCAGGACAGGGCAGATGATACTGCTCCATCGTGCCGCGC